GTACGCTACCATGGCCCACTCGGCTGGCGGACCAACTATTGGTCTTACTTGGCAGCAGCGATTCATGGCCCCATGGGAACGATTCATTGGAAACGTTCGTGGTACTGAATCAGTTACAGCAGGCCGTCAGAGCTTTGGACGAGCCGCTTCGTCTGTTATTGCTTTTGCAGAAGCATACGGAGAAACTGGAACCAGGGCAGGAGGAATGCAGTGGGCTTCTGGCGTCGCACGATGCGTCGCAGATCGCCTTGCCAAGCGATTCCTGACGGCAAATATCCAGAACATGCGGAATCTTGTAACTAGGCTTGAGGCTATTGGTGCTGTTACGGAGAATACTCCTGGAGCACGAGCGGCATTCAAGGCAGCTGCAGCAGAATGTAATATCCCATGGGAAGTCGCAGTCCGCCTAAATCACCGAGGTGTTTTGAGGCGTGGTGTTATTGATAGTCTTGAAACAGCTATTCAAGGCGAGGGTGCAGTATTTAGGCTTAATCAGATTCGTGGACGACTTAACGATGATGCCTTTTCATCCGTAGCCGACTTCCTTACTGATGCTCATAACTACCATGTTCCAGTTCAATCACTTGCTACTAGTGTTGCAGCGAGAGGTGCTATTGAGAAACTATACTTTAATCTAACTTCGTATGCGAGAGGTTTTGCATTGAATGTTGGGTTTAGGAATATTGCTGCTGCGTCTGGTACTGGTATGTTGGCTACATTTGCTACCGTTGCTTTTGGAGAGAATCTGTACCAACAGGCTCGTTCTATGGCTCTGGGCAAGAAGACATGGGACGAAATTCAACAGGAGTACGAAGACAATCCTACGGGAACGTTCTTTAAGAATACCCTGAAGTCTCCATGGCTTGGCGCACATAACACAACAGCACTTGCTGCCGTAGATAAACTTACACCCCTTGATTTGAATCAAGGTACACGCGGTAACGAGATGTTTGGTCCGCTGTTTTCGGTTTATCAATCTGCTGCTAAATCACTTAATGGTCCAGATAAGTTTGGTAAATCCAATCATGACTTTCTAAAAACATATACACCAATTATTAATGCGTGGTATTCAAGACTTGGTATCGGTCTACTTGAAGGATAAATATGGCATACTCTTATATTGAATACGTTGGTACTGGTGGAGGAACATACGGTCCATTCACCTTTGCCAGTATCAGTCTTCTTAGCAATAACGTAGAACCAGTTTCTACACAACTGGGTGTGTACCGTAATGGTACTCTTCTTGTGTATGCTACTGACTATTCGCTGAATCTCGGTGGGGAGGAGCTAACGCTCCTCCTCACCCCCCTTTACAATACGGATACTCTTAGGATTGTTCGAGAAACTAAAATTGATTCTCGATATATTGACTATGTGAATTCTACAAACGTAACGGAAGAGATCCTAGATCTCGAGGGCGATCAACTATTCTATCTTATCCAAGAAACCAAAGATATCCAAACAGATGCTATGGTTCGGGGTACAGATGGTCAATGGAATGCGCGTAGTCTTCGGATTGAGAATCTGGCCACAGGAGTTCTTGGAACAGATGCAGTCAACCTTAATCAGCTCAACGCCGCAACTAATGGGGCCCTTCCTGCTGTGTTGTCTGGCATTGGTACTCTTACCTATGTCGGCAATAGTGTTACGACTTCGTTTCCTTTGCCGTCAGCTATTTCGACGATCACGGACCCGTCGGATGTAGAAATCTATATCAACGGTCTTCGCCAGCGGCCCACAACCCATTATACCCTATCGGGTACAAATGTTGTAATTAGTCCAGCACCAACTGCTTCAGATACTATTCTGATGGCATATCTTGAGGGAGCCATCTCGGCTATCCTCACTACAAACTCAGTAACTACCACATCACTTCAAAATGATTCGGTTACTGCAGCCAAGATTGCTCCTGGTACTAATGGTCAGGTTCTTGCATCTGTATCTAGTGATACCGCTTGGACTAACATTGACTCGTCTTACATCGATGGATTCAACACCAGTGTAAGGACTAACCGTCTAGACCAACTAACGGCACCAAATGCAAATGTAAGTCTTAATAGCAATAAGATTACAAACCTTGCTACTCCAACTGCATCTGCTGATGCTGCTACCAAGGCGTATGTGGATCTTGTTACTACGGCACTAGGTGCTGTTCTAGACAAGGTAGTGTTTGTCTATGGCACTGGTGACGGTACTGTCAATGCTTCTAACGGAACATCGTGGACTATCTCAACTTTTGCTAGTACACCGAAGTTTACTCCAGCAGCTGGTGGTATGTACATGGGTTGTTTCCTTTCATTTACTGGTGGTGGTTCGCATAACTCGGCCTACACTGGTATATTTCAAAATTCAGCCACACCAACATGCCCAGGTACTGGTCCACTAATGATGATCGCTATCCGAAAGACTTAATCTATGGCTACTGAACAAATTCTAACATCTCAAATTGTTGGTTATTCTCCTGGAACTGGCGCACAGATCCAAACAAAGTTTATTACGCTTAGTGGTGGAACCGCTGATGTGACTACTACCGCTTTTAGTTTTGTTATTGGAATGGTAATGATTGAGCTATTACATGACAATCCTGTCAATAATAATGGAGTAAACGTATATTCGGTTCTATGGGCCAATATGCGTTCATTCACTGGGACTAAGACAGATAATGTTACCGACAGAACTGCTAAAGGTCCTGGAAACGGTGGCTTCCTTAAGATTCCAGTAGATCGTACTACTAGCGGAACTGTTCTTGTTTTTAGTCAACCATCAGATGGAACCCAAACCACCCCAGCCAATGGTGGTGCATCTTCGCTTACGTCTTATAACTGGCCTACTATTGGTGTGCTGCGCATCACCGCAATTGAGGATACACAGGCATGACAACTACTCTTGAAGATTTGATGAAGATCACGGCAATGCTGGGTATCCCCGCAATTTGCTCCGTTGCCTGGCTTATCACAATGCTGATGAGTATCAAGGCAGATATTAAGAAGATTGAACTTCAACTGGAAATGCGCAATGAGGTGTTTGAGAATCGACTTCAAAAATGTGAAGTAGCTATTCATAACACGAATAATCAGGTCCATAAACTAGTTCTACAGATTTCAAAATTGGAGTCTAACCATGACCACAAAGGACGACAAATCTAACGAAATGTGGAATCTGACCGCAGATGCCATTATCGAAGCAATGAAAGATCCTGATCGGGTATCCCCTGGTTGGGCTCAGGCTGGCCTCCGTTTCCTAAAGGATAACGGGGTTCAGGCTATTGATGTTCCCAATGGGAAACTAGAGCAGATGCGCAATATTCTACCATTCAAGAAGATTGGTTGATGGAGACGGGGGTGGAAACGCCCCCCGATCCTTTTAAAGGCTCCTAGGATCGTCTGTATGGCATTCTGCCACTATAGGGGTACCATCGGAGGGGTCTAACTAGAAATGCCTGTAATGGGCTTATAGGAGCGAATTCAAATGGCCGATAACGACTACACCTTAATGCTGAAGACGGATTTCCGTAACTTCGCCTTTAGGGCCTGGCAGACACTGGGGTTGCCCGAATGCGCCCCCCTTCAGTACGACATCTGTGACTTCCTACAGCATGGGCCCAACCGTCGCATGGTTCAGGCAATGCGAGGAGCTGGTAAGTCCTACCTTACTGCTACCTATACCGCCTGGCGACTGTACTGTAATCCTGATACCACAATCCTATGCGTGTCAGCTGTCCAGACCCGCGCCCGTGAGTTTATCCTGTTGGTAAGGCGATTGATTGACAGTATGGAGGAACTGGAGCACCTGCGTCCTGGAGAGTGGGACCGAGACGGTGCAGATCGGTTTGATGTGGGGTGTCGAACTACTCCTAGTAAAAATCCGTCTGTTGCTGCCTACGGTATTAAGAGTATGATCACTGGTACTCACGTAGACGTTATTATTAACGACGACGTTGAGATTGTGGATAACTCTAGGACTGTTGAGGCTCGTGATACCCTGATGCACCGCCTTAGGGAGTTTGAGAACGTTCTCAATCCTGGTGGAGACATTATCTACCTTGGCACCCCTCAGACTGAGGACTCTGTGTACAATCGACTGGCTGAGCACTACGACTGTAGGCGGTGGCCTGCTCGCTACCCGAATCCAGACGACGACAAGCAGTTGGTTCGACTAGCCCCCTGGTTAATGGAGCATCTTACGTCGGGGGAGTCTAAGTATGGTGATCCTACCTATCCGACCTACTTCTCAGATTCGATCCTAATCGAACGAGAGGCTATCATGGGTCCATCTATGTTTGCCCTGCAGATGTTGTTGGATACGACCCTCAGTGATGCTGACCGATATCCACTACGACTGTCATCATTCATTGTGTGGGACATGGCATCCAACATGGCTCCGCTTAACCTGATTTGGGGAACGACCTACCCAGTCAATATTGAATGCGCTGGATTGGCTGGAGATAAGTGGTATGGTCCAGCTCACATGGATCAGAGGTGGAATGAGTTTGAGAACTCTATTATGTATATCGATCCTGCTGGTAGAGGAGAGGATCAGACTGGATACTGTATTGCCAAGATCCTTAATGGTATCATCCATATCCCAGAGTGCGACGGACTAGACGGTGGGCATGCAGATGACACACTTATCAAGTTGGCTACCAAGGCCGCTCAGTATGGGGTCAAGACGGTTATCGTCGAGTCCAACTGGGGAGACGGTATGTACGGTAAACTACTGCAACCTCATTTGGCTAGGTTGGCTGGAGGGGTAGCTGTGATAGAGAACAAGGTCAAGGGACAAAAGGAACTTAGGATCATTGATACGCTCGAGCCGCTTATGGCTCAGCATAGGATCTGCGTGTCGCCTAGCGTAGCCAAGAACCAGACACTTGGTCTTCAGATCTCCAGGATTACTAGAGATCGGAATTCCCTTAGGCACGACGATCAGATCGATGCACTGGCAGGGGCGGTAGCTCACTTTAAGGATAACATGTCCCTGGACTCGGTTAAGCGAGCTGATGGTTTAGACCAGTTGAACTCTGCTCGTGCTGCCAAGGAGTTCTTGAAGGACTGGAATAACCCTAATCCGTCCAGGTTTGTTCTGCCGATTACTGGTGGGTTGTTCAGTAAGGAGGCCGCTAGGGAGTGGAACCAACGAGGACAGCGATCTACCAAGTGGGGTGGTCGTCGGCTGGGGCGTTGAATTAGTGGACACTAGTGTGAGGAACAAACACTGTATAGCTATAGTATACTATAGTGTACTATGGGCTATCGAGCGGACTTTCCACAGAACAGATCCTCTAAAATCGACTGGGGGTGATCTACTTGAGCGGGGTCATGAAGAAATTTCGCTGCGCGTTCTCCCCCCTATGGGGGTCTCTGGAGACACCAACGAACGCCTCCGCGTCTCCGAAGACACCCGCACGACCGCCCACCCGCGCCCCTATCTCCGCAGACGACTAGACTCGGATACGGATATCGGAGAATTATCGGTCGCGCGTGAGCGATTCCCCTTTTTGTTTCATCCGCGCATTCATTCATTGACTATCCGAATTCATTGACAATAGCCTTCACTTTCAAGCGTTCGGCTTGACGATTCTCCGCAATTGTCAAAGACTCTAGTTATCAATTGAAATAAGCGAATTGTGACAATTCATCGTCCGAATAACCTTCAACGGCAAGCCGCCTAGAATCGTCCCTACGCCATCCTAAGTTCAACCCGCCCGTACCCCCATCCAACCCTCCGAATGCCCCACAAGCGATCCTAGGGCAAGTCTACTTTCACGCTTGCCGATGAATAATCTGGACGAATTAGGTATCTGTTAGGTATTATTGTTCGGTATCTGTTAGGTATCGTAGTGATACCTTATATAGAGGGGCAAACAATTGTAAACATTCGCTCGACTAAATTCATTATTTAATTCGCTCAAAGTTGTCAAGTGCGCGACACTTTGAGCCGATACCGTGATACCTTCCCCATGCAGCGGCGAAGAAACGCACCAATTCGCCCCTGCACTCTTTGACAATCCAACCCGATTCAATCGCCTAACCTAAGCCGCTGGCTTCGCAAGCGACTCCGAATCGGAAGACTCTCACAAGCGTAAACCACGCTTCTCACCGTTGACATTCTCAACGGTGGACTGGACTAACTGGACGCTCATTAACCCGCACACAATCGGGACGGACGGACGAAACCCTAGGGTTTCGTCCGTTGCGCGTTGTTTGAATAGTTACCCGTTGCGCCGATCCTCTTCCGACGAACTTCGTTCGTCCGTTGCCGATATGGTAAGCCGCAGAAGATAAACTAGACACTTGTGAGAGTATAAACTAAAGATTCGGATAGTGACAATATCCGATAGGATCGCAAGCCAAACACTTCCCGATCCAGTTGGGGAAACCCGACTGGATCGCTTCACGGTTGACTCCTTCGGGTCAACATCGACGACCGACGAACATCGGTTGAAACAATGAACGCGCTAAGCGCGGAGTTATCTTCAATGGCAAAGTCAAAGATTCGTTCGTATGTTCCTTCGTTTGGTACGGATTGTGCCGACAATCGTTCCGCCATCCTGAACGCGCTCGATGTCGCTTCGTCGGTTCGGTTCCACGGCAAGAAAGGAAAGAAACCGCATCGAATGGGCGAAGAGGGATTCTGCGATTCGCTGCCAGTCAACTTCCGCGCTGCAGTCGAGGATGCGTTTCGGGTTATCATCGGGACATTCGAAGCCATCGAATCCGATGAATCGTGTGCGGAATGGGCTCGCAGAGAGACTCTGCGCATCGGGGGAAACAATGTCAGCCTTCGCACGGTGTTGGCTACCTATCTCGGCGAATCGACGGGACTCTCCGCTTCGCAGATTCGCAAGGCTGCTAGCCTTGCCGCAGCCGCTACCCGCTAAGCGTACCGAACAGAACCCGAACAAGCCCACCCCGCCTCGCGCGGGGTGGGTTTTTTTTTTGTCAATTTTT